TAAGAAAAAGACTGATAAGTAATTGATTTAACTACAGTTTTTGTATTATAATGCAACCAAACGGAGAACCTAATGACCTTTAGAGAACTTATCAATGAAGTCCTAATCAGGTTGAGAGAAGACACCATTGCTACCGACTGGTCGGGTAATATCAATGACAGCACAACAATAACTGACTATCAGAAGGTTATTGGCTCACTGATTAACGACTCAAAAAGTAATATTGAAGCTTACCACGATTGGCTAGTCCTTCGTGAAACTGTTGACGTATCTACAGTAGTAGACACTAGAAACTATAATTTATCGTCTGGACAAGAGATAAAAGTTATCGATGTTATGAATCAAGATCAAGGCACTCATCTTAATCAGGTCAGTCGTCAAACCATGAATACATATAGATACCCTACTGAACAGTCAGGCGATCCTGTGTATTATGCTTTTAACGGTGTTGACTCTTCAAACAACTTAAAGATTGACTTAGAACCTAAGCCTAACAAGGCTCAGACTATTTCATTTGATATTGTTAAATACCAAGACCCTTTAAAGCTTGCAGCTACTGTTATTAAAATACCAGAAAAAGCTGTTATTCTTGGCGCATGGATGAGAGCTGTATCTGAGCGTGGTGAAGACGGTGGTACTCAAACTAGCGTTATAACGATGGAATACAAAGAAATGCTTAATCAGTCTATTATGTTAGATAGTGGTAACACTCAATACGAATCAGACTGGTACATCGCATAATGGCAGCACAAATACAGCCTCTTGTTCTTGACTCAATCGGAATATACGGTTTAAATAAACAATCGTCTCCTTCTAGTTTAGAGCCTCAGTGGCTGACTGAAACCCAGAATGTAATGTTAGATGAGAAAGGTAACGTAACAACAAGAAAAGGGATTAAACAAGTATCTGACTTGGTTGGCGCTTCTTCTTCTAATACAGATATTGTTAAGTCTTTAGGTGAATTTAGAAATGCTACTGGTAGTTCAACTATCTATGCTGGCGCTAAAGATAAGATTTATAAGTTAAACACAGCCCACACGCCTTACACTTTAGATGCTCAAACATTTACAGGTACACCTCAAACATTAACTGATGGTAACTGGGAGTTTTCTAACTTCAATGATAAGTTCTATGGTGTTCAATCAGGACACAAGCCTATCTATTTTGATGGCACTAACTGGATGGATTTAGAGGATGCTGGGTCTTTCTCAGCACCTGCTGGTGTAACTACCTTTAATCCTAGATGTGTTGTTGGTGACTTCGGTAGACTATGGGTGGCTGGTATTGCTGAAGAGAAGGATGTTGTTTATTATTCTGATACTTTAATCGGACACGTATTCGCAACTGGCGCTGCTGGTTATTTAGACATGAAGACTGTATGGGGCGGTGATGAAGTTACTGCTTTAGCTAGTTTCATGGGCAAGCTTGTTATCTTTGGTAAGCGCAATATTGCTATCTATAATAGTCCTGATGATCCTTCAGCTGCTGCATTTCAATTAGATGAGGTAATAGCTGGTATTGGTTGTGTGGCTAGAGACTCAGTACAAGCCCTTGGTGATGATATTATATTCTTATCTAACTCAGGTTTACGTTCACTACAAAGAACAATGATACAAGACAAGATGCCATTGATTGATTTGTCTCTTAATATTAAAGATGAGATTACATTAGATATTGTTAATGCTGATATGGACAAAGTGAAAGGTCAATACTGCTTATGTGGTGGTTATTATGTGCTTTCATTCCCAGATAGAAATATCACATATGTATTTGACTTTAAAGGAAAGGCTGGTGACGCTCCAAGAATAACAACGTGGGAGTTTGACTCTAAGAAAACACCTAAATCATTTCTATCAGTTACTGATGGCATTATGTATATTGGTTTAGGAGATACTACATATCAAGGTAGAATAGCTGAATATGATGATTATTATGATGTCGAAAAGACAGATGAAACCGTTACTTATGCTAATCAAACTGTATGTGAAGCTGCTAATAACACTTGGGAGTCAACTAATTCTAAATGTTGGCAGGATGTTAACAATAAATACCAAGCAGGTTTTAAAACAACATGGCTAGACTTTGGTAATCCCAGTGCTGCTAAGATTCTAAAAAGAATGTTACTTACAGTTACAGGTGGTTTTGGTATGGTAGCTACTTTAAGTTGGTACAGAGACTATAGCAATGTAGCAGACTCAGCTACTTTTAACTTGACCTCTGGAGGCTCATCAGCAAGATGGGGTTCTTCAGCCGCTATATGGGGTGTTGCAACATACGGAGTTTCTGAACAACCAGTGGAATATAAACTACCACTATCAAGATCAGCTAAAGTATTAAGACTGGGTATGACTGGTACTGTGAGTGGGTTTAAACCTTCATTACAGAACATGATAATTTGGGCTAAACAAGGCAAGATTAGATAATTAAAAGGATAAGATAATGTCAAATTACAATTTACAAATAGGGTGGTCAGGTAAAGATGCAGCAGCAGGCATTATCTCAGGCGATGACTTTAATACTGAGTTTACAGCTGTACAAACAGCAGTTAATACCAAAGCTGATCTAAATGGTGATGTTACAGAAACATTCCTAGCATCTACTGTTGATCTAGGTAACTGGACTGTCACTGAGACAGGTGGCGTTTTACTGTTTGCTACAAGTGGTACTAATAAAATGAAACTAGACGCTTCAGGTAACTTAACTGTAGTTGGCAATATAGCGTCAAACGGAACTATCTAAGGAATTATTATGATGTGGGCTGGCGGTAATCCAAACTTTGATATAAGAACAGGCGAGTCTATCCCTGAAGATTCACCTATGTGGAGAGACCCTGAGACTGGGGAGTATGTTAATAGAACATCTTCTACACCTTACAACCCACCTGCTCAAGTAATACAACCTTATTTAAAACAAGCTGGTTCAGCTGATGGCTCTACACAAGGTATGCCTAACTTAGGATATGCTCAACAACAAATATCTGGCGCTCAACCTGCTGGACTAGAGAAGCAGAATTTAGACTATGCTATGTCACAGTTAGGCATGATGTCTGGCGGTAGTGGTGGCGGATCTAATTACAATGAATCAGCTGTTTCTATTCCTGGATGGAACGCACCTATGGGTGGAGCTTCATCTGATGGTAGTTATAGTAATCCTTTTACTGGATCTGATTCTGCTGGTAGATCACAAGACGACCCTTACTACGGTGGTGACTCTGATTTCGGTACTTATGGTGGCGGTGGTTTAAGTTCAGATTACGGTCTGAGTAATAGCTGGTCACAATGGGGTAGAGAAGCCGCTGGTATGCTTCCTGGTATGTGGGGTACTGCTGGACAAATGTTCGGTGATGCTGCTATGGGTTTAAATCCTATGCCTGGTGCTGGTAACTATATTCCTGGTACTGATACATACATGCAAGATTACAATGTTAATTATGAAGGTCCAGGTGATGTAACTACAGATATGTACGGACTAGGTGTCAGTGAACAACGAGACATGTTGATTGACCAAGGTCGTATGGGTGAAGGTATGTTATTTGGCAAGTCTGTTGATGCTGACCAACAATTCTTTGGAAGCCAACAAGAAGCATTAAATTGGATGAACAATGATGTAAATGTTGCTGATCCTACAGGTCAGTTTGCAGCTGAGGCTGTATCAGTAGCTAATGACTTTACTCCTGTTCAAGATAGTTCGTTTGGTTCTCAAGCAGAAGCACAAGCTGTAGCTAACCATGGGTTTGGTTCAGATGAACACATGGCTGCACTAGAGGCTGATGGCAACCAACCAGCTATCGATGCTTTGAAGTCTCCTACTGCTCCTGGTGTTCCTGTTCCTACTGCTCCTGTTCCTGCACCAGATACTGGTAGTAGTGATGGTGGTTGGGGTGATACAGATACTTCTGAAGGTTCATTAGCTGGTGATTATAAAGATGCTGGCTTCTCTAAAGAAGAGATGGATTTTGCTACTAGCCTTGATACACCTAGTGATTCAGGGTCAAGTGATGGCAGCTCAAGTGATGACGGTGGTTATGGTGATGACTCTGACGATGGTGGTGAAGGTTGGGGAAGTGAAGATGCTACTGATGATAATGCTGGAAGTAGCGATTCAGGTGGTGGAGACTCTGGTGGAGGCGGTGGCGGCTCTTACATTGCCACTGCAGCTACTCAAGCATTAGGTGAAGAAGGTTTAACTATCTTTGAAGAGTGGAGAGACTATATGTTTGAAGCCCTACCTACGTTCACTACTTCTTATGGTCGTTACAGAGTAACCGCTCCTAAGATTGTAGCAGCTATTGACAAAAAAGAAGATTCTAAAGAGATATACAGTTGGATTTGGGATACGCATCTTAAACCTATCTTTAGTTTAATTACAGCTGACAAAGATAGCACTAAAGCATTAAAGGATTATAAGACAATGGTAAAAGAATTAACAACTAAGTTTCTAAAGGAGAAAGCATAATGAGTTGGTGGGATACAGCAGTAGATATTGGAAGTTCAGTAGGTGATTGGTATGGTGATAATAAGGGCTGGGTTGATCCAGCAGTAAACCTTGGCGCTGGTTACTTAGCAGGTAACAAGGCTGAAGACATAGCTCAACAGTCCTCAGATGCACAAAGGCAGAACGCTCAATTAGCCTATGAAAGGTCTTTACCTTGGAACACAGGTGGATTATTTGGTGCTGCTGTATTTGATCCTGAAACTCAGACATCATTACAAACACTTTCTCCAGAGCTAAGAGCGCAATACGATGCTTATTTGAATCGTTCTGCCACTCACACAGCTGGTATTCCTGATGCTAGAAAAGACTTTGAAACTCAGAGAGGTTATGCTGCTGAATTAGAAGGTGATGTATATGGAGCTGGTAAGAAGTTCTATGAACAACAAAAAGCTTTATACGCTCCTGAACAAGAGAAAACTAGACTATCTCAAGAATCAAGACTGTTAGCACAAGGTAGATTAGGTTCTACTGGTGGTGCTGGAGAGATTGAAGCACTAAGAAAAGCACAAGAGCAAGTGGACTTACAAGCACAGTATGCTGGTCTTGATAAAGCTCAACAACAGATCGGTATGTTTAGAGATAGAAGTAAAGAAGGTCAAGCATTAGAAGATGTTTACAGAGGCAGACAAGCTTCAGACTTAGCAATGGTACAATCATTAGGTCAACTACCTTCTGGTTATGCTCAGACTGGTAGAGGCATTGGAACTGGTATGAGTTCTATTGCAAGCTCTGCTGCTGGTATGCAGAATGTAGCATCACAAGGTATGGCTGATACATCCGCTGCTAAATGGGGTGGACTTGCTTCAGGTATTGGTGGATACTTAAATCCTCAACCTGCAACATCTGCAAATAAATATGACCCTCAAACGGGCAAAAAAATAGCTTAGGAGTAATAAAATGGGAATGTTTAATATGTACGAGGAGCAGGCTAAACAAGCAGCCTCTCCACTAGAAGTAGGAATGAGTTATGGTAAGCTACCTGCTGGTAGAGGTTCTGTTGCTCTTGCTGGTCAAGCTGGTGCTATGATGGGTCAAGGTGCTATGCAAGGTTTAGGATTTAAAACTCCTGCTGAACAAAGGAATGAAGGTCTTATGGCTATTAGACAACAGTTCCCTGATCCTAAGACAATAGCTGATTTTATGTCTATTGGTAATGCTTTGAATAACATCGGTGAATCTGAACAAGCTGAAAAAGCATTTGACCAAGCTAAAGAGTTAAGAGGTCTTGGTAAGACTACAGCTGCTCAGACACAGAAATTAGCAGATAGGGATGCAACTTTAGCCTTCTTAGAGGAAAGCAAAGGGGATAAATTAACTCCTAAAGAGGCTGCCTATTTCAAATCTAGAATTAAGTCTGACGTTTCTTTATCTATGAGTGGTCAAGTTGTTGATACAGCTCCAAACGTATTCGACCAAATCATTGCTGCTAGAACTACTGGCGGAGTCGAGAATGTACAGGGTATTGGTGATACAAAATTAACAGCAGGTGGTTTAGAGAAAAGAGTTGGCTCTTTAGCAACTAAAGTATTGAAGGCTGATTTATCAGACCTAGATATAGCCGTCACTGATGCAGAGAATATGTTTACTGCTTATGGAGATAAAAACATTCCTGGGCTATCACAAATGAATATTATTGAACGTCAAACAGAAGAGGGTGGTATTAACTCTGGTACTGTAGAGGCTGTTAAAAATATTCTATTAAAGTTACGTTCGGGTGCTGCTGTTACAGAGTCTGAGCAAGAAAGGTTCTTAAAGGAAATCAGTGGAACTAAAGTTATGACTGATGAATTATGGAAGAGCTGGATTGGAAGAATTAGAAAACTTATTGAACAGAAGAAAAAAGATTTGTTTGCTGGTGAGCGTAAAGATGTACTAGAGTTATACTGGAGTCGTCAAGGTACTGGATTTAAAGATACAGGTGCAGATACTAATACAGACGCTAAATCAAAACAACAGCAGGATTTATTAAACAAATACAACCTTAAATAAGGATAGCTATGGCTACTAGAGAAGAACTATTGATGGCTTTGGAACAAGCTGATACAGCAGGTAACACTGATGATGCTGAATCTATTGCACAAATGATAAGAGATGGTAGTTTTGACGTTCCTTCTTTAGATCAACCTTTTGAAGAATATGAAGAGGCTGGTTTCTTTGAGAAAGAGACTGGTGGCTTAGCTGGCAGTATCGCTGGTGGAATAAAAGGATTTAGTAAAACACCTGGTCCTTGGCAAGCTAAGGCATTAGGTGGAGCAGCTGGCGCTTTAGTTGGTGGCTTTACTGGTGACGTTGTTCAACAAGAATATCAAAAAGCTGTTGATAGCCCTATAGCTCCTAAAACTTTTGAAGAAGAATTAATTAGAGCGGCAAAGTATGGTGGTGAATCTGCACTACTTGACTTTGCTGGTAATGGTGTGTTCAAACTTGGTAGTAAGTTGTGGCAGTTTGCGAAGCCTAAAAAAATAGGTGGTGTTGATGAGGTTGATGAGACTCTTGGAAATCAAGTTGTTTCAGAAGCTGGGTATGATGCCAATAAGAAAACCTACGACAAGTATGGCTTAAAGATTGGAGACACTATACCCGCTCAACTTACAGCTGCTCAACTTACAGCTAACAAAATGGTTGGAACTATTGAAACTCTAGCGGAGTCTTCATGGGGTGGTGGTGCGATAACAAAACAAAGAGAGTTAAATGATTTAGCTATTTCTGAATACACAAGTAAATATATTAACAACTTTAATGATACAGCTGGTGAAATACTAACCGATGAAGGTCTTGGTCTTTTATTTAAGAACGGTATTGAAGCTGGAAAGACAATGCACAAAACGATGGGTGGAGAGTTGTATGCTAATTTAGATGTGTTATATAAGCCTTTGGTTAAGAAGACGTTAGTTGAAAAAGAAACCCCAACTGGAATACTTGATGCTGCTGGAAAGATGCTTGGTAGGAAGACAGCTGAACTTGTAGAGAAAGAAGTTTTACCTGTATCTACTAAGCTTCTAAAAGAGTTTGCCAAGAAGGAATTAGCAAAAACTGCTGGTACTAAACATAGAGCATTAAGTGGTTGGAGTAAAACAGAATTAGAATCAATCTTAAAATTTGATGACACAATTTCATTTGCTGAAGCACAAGCTTATAGAAGTAAAATGATTGCTGAATCATCTGGTGTGGCTAAAAGAGGCGAGGCTTTAGGTGAGGGTAAATCTGGCGCTCTTGCTAAAACTATCTCTAAGTTGTCTGATGATATAATTGCTCAAGGCGCTTTAAAAACCAAAAACCCAGAGTTCATTGCGGCATGGAGAAAAGCAAACGAGTTTTGGAAACAAGGTTCGGAAGACTTCTCTAATAAGTTTATGTCTTCTTTAATGAAGAAAGACCCTTCAGAGATTGGCAAGGCACTTTTCAACTCAACCCCTGAAAGTGTTATAAAAGCACGACACGCATTAAGACAGGCTGCTAAATTAGACAAGAACCTAGACTTTCATAAGACTTGGTTAGATATGCAGCAAGGATATATTCAAAAGATTATGTCTGATACTATTGATCCTCAAACAGGAGAAGTATCGATACGTAAGATTAGTGAATGGCTAAAGCCACACTCTGATAAAAACAAGAAGCTCATTTCAGCGTTTACATCAGAACAGAGAACTGGGCTAAAATCATTTACAGAAAGTGTTGAAGCAATGCAGAAAAGACCAGCAGGTGAAGGTTCATTTATGGTTACGGTTGGTCAGGCAGGTCTTGTATTGGGTGGCTTAGGTTCTCTTGGCTACCAAGAATGGAAGGGTCAAGATATTGCAGGAGACCTTGCTTTATATACGATAACACCGTATGTATTATCTAAACTTCTACTTAGACCTAAGTGGGCTAGAACTATATCAGCAGTTATGAGAATGAAAGGAAGACCAAGGTTAGGAACAGCAGCATTTGCTACTATCGCAAAATTAATGGCAGCAGTAAATGAAATTGAATTACTAGGAGAAAGATAATGGCAAGAGGCGCAGACGGGTCAATGTTGACCGAGAGACAACTAAAAGAATTAAACAGAAAACGATTTACTGATGCTGTAGCAGAAGGTAACCTATACAACACTGGTCCTATTGGTGAAGATGGTTCTACTGGCTTTGGTGAAGACAGATGGGCTTCATACTTCAAGAGTAACCCAGAGGAAGCTCCTAGTGACTGGACAGGCGACTCTAAGTCTTACATTGAGAAAGCACCAACCGATCAAGAGTTTCTTGCTCAAATGGACAATATGGAAGTCTATGATGATGAAGGCGAACTACTTTATGCTGATGGTCAAGAAGTTGGTGGTGGTGAAGGACAAGATAGAAACCTAAATGGCGATAGAGATGGTGACGGTTCGTTCAAGACTTACATGAGACCTGTTGATATTAAAGATGAAGTTCCTACTATAATTGATGAGCAAATTCCTACTGAAGAAATTAGGGCTGGTATTGATAAACGTAAAGCTGAACGTCCTGCTAAGACAGCTGAGATTGAAAGACGTAAAGCTGAAGTTAACAATGTTGATATTGATGCTGAAGTTGCTGCTGAGATGGCTATTGAAGAAGAAGACTCAGTTGAAACTTGGACTACTAGCTTTGAATCTATGTCTCCTGAAACATTCAATGAGATTAACCCTGAAGATGTTAAAGACCTAAGTGAAAACGCTCAAACAGCTTACAATCAAATCAAAGGTATGAACACTGATCTTGACCAAGAAGTTGGCGAGGGTATGCTTTCAGGTAAGCCTATGGATGAAGCTTCTAAGTCTGACATGATGAAATCAGCTATGATTAACATTGGTCTTGATGACACTCAATCTGCTGAACTACTTGATAAATTGAAAGGCATCTGTGGCTAATCCAACTGTATCACCTGAAGCGTACACTACCTATGGGATGCTATCAAAGTATGACTGGTCGCCACGTTTTAAAGCTGCCCTTATGGGTAGTATAGAGGTTGAAAGCTTAGACCCAAAAACAAAAAAATCTTTTGAACACACTAGAAAACAAAAAGGTGGTGGAACTGGATATGGGTTGTTTCAATTTGAAAGAGGATATACTGACAAAAAGACTGGAATTTACCATAAAGGTCAGTTAGATGATTATGAATCATTCCTAAAAGACCACAGCTTAAAAGACTCTAAAGAAAGCCAGATTGATTTTGTTTATAAGAGTATGACAACTAATGGATATGATAGTAAAGGTAATTCAAAAGCACCTCATGAGATAGGCGGAACTAACAGAGGTATGCTTCAGGATGCTATGAAGAACCAAGACATTAATGATAGCACCGAATCCTTAATGGATGATTACTTTCACTCTGGCGTTCCACATGAAGATCGAAGAAAGAAAAGCTCTGAGAAATACAGAAAAGCTTTTAAGATTAAACCTTAGACTCAGTTAGTTTACTTGGAACAGAGAAGTTCATCTCTGCGTTCAATCCAAACATTTTTAACATTGCGCTACGACTAATCCCGTAGCGTTTTGCTTTCTGGTCTATAAAGGTTAGGTCTTTCTCTGAAATCTTAATGTTAATCTGGTGGACTTTATCTTTCATAACAGCCTGTAATGGTTTGTAATGGCTATATTATATAGTAAGTATATACTGCATACTCATATCATTTGTGGTATAATTTTGCTGCGTGGGTAGGAATCTCCTCAGATTTGTTTTTTCACCCCCCATAGTGTTTTTTCAACTATTCACGCACTAAATTACTAGGGATTAAGACCTTGGACATCAACCTGTTGTTTCAATGCCTCTTCATCTCTATTCAAACATCTAGTTAAGTAATGCTCATAAGCATCATCATAGTTAGCACCACCTTTAGTGGCACGATCAGCGTAGTCTTCAGCTAGTTTTATACACATTTCTGTTGTTGTCATTAACTTCCCCAAGTTTAGTCTTGCATTTCTAAGAACTCACACTTAATGCGTGGAGTGTTCGACCAGTATTTCCTTGCACGTATCATCACAATTTGTCGATCGTCTTCGTAGTATATACCATTTAATGAATCTAGTATAGCCTTACAATAATTATCTATATCTGCGTTATTGTCACAGAAACGTCCTTGGTACTCTTCTTTCTTCTTCTTCGACCATGACTTAGGGATTTTCACAAAGAAGTCTAATTTCGCATATACGTTCGTCTGAAGGGGTATAAACTGCACATCCCCTATTGCTATTTTCATATCCTCTCTAAACTGTGTATATTTCTTAGGATAAAAGGTTGAAAAACGAGTAACCCTCGGACGACTAGCAGGAACAGGAATAATGTAAAAAGTTTTCTTCATTGATAGCCCCATTTATTGTTTACTACAATATTTATTGTCTTCCTACTTACATTGAAACAACCTGCTAACTCTCGTTGTATAAATAATCCAGTTGCATAAGCCTCACAAACTTCAGAAGCATCATCAACAGACATACACCTTTTGATTAAATTAGTCCTAAGTGCGTGACCTGTGTTTTCTTGTGGAGTACACCACTCTAAGTTGCTCGAACAGTTGTTATGCTTGTCACCATCAATATGGTTAATGTGCGGCTTGTTGTCAGGGTTAGTGATATACGCTTCTGCTACCAACCTATGGATAGTCTTCTGTGTCGGTTTATTGTTACCGTGTAGACTAACTTTTAAGTAGCCCTTGGTGGTCAACTGCCCCTTTAAAAACTTCGGACTGTTTGATATTTTCTTATAACTCCAAACCCCGCCATCTTCTGTAACAGCATATTTACCTTCGTAATTCTTAACATCAATCATGAGTGTGTTTCATCCTCTCCTAAATCTAACTCATTATCCAGATACTGTAAGTCTTGTAGTGCTTGTTCTAATGAGCATCTAATAAACTGCTCTCTGTCTGATCTTGGGTACTCAACTATGTCATTGATCTCTTTAAGGAAACCAAGAATACACTCAATCTTTTGTTTACATAACGCATCATCATGAAACTTCATACCCCGACTCCCATTGTTAAAAATAACTTACTCATAGGGTCATAAGCATTACGCTTCAATATGTCAGCCCTAACAGCTTTAGGCTGTTTGTTTATTGGTATGTATCCACCAGTGTATTCGTTCTTACTACCACGTTGTCTCCCAGCTGTAGGAGCTTGAGCTAATATATGTACATCTCTAATTCCACGACTTAATCTAGCATACATTGTTGATTGGTTGATATTGTATTTACGAGCTAGAGATTCTGCTGAGTTGTCAGTTGATCCATCTGATAGTGTGAACTTCTTACAAGCGTGTGCCTTCTTACGACCTAATACTTTGAAGTGTTCACGCATTACCCAGCCAACATCATTTGATTGGTCTAATCGGTATCTTGCCGCTGTTTGTGTAAGTCCTAATTTATCAGATAATTCTTTTGCTGTAAATGTCGAACCGTCTGATAATCTGTATCGTTTTGCTAATGCTACTGTTGTCATTTATTCCTCCTCGTTGTTTAGTATAGACTTATTATATATTACCATCTCATAGCCATAGGTTTATTATCAGGCATATATCTCAATGACATTGAATCATCATCAGTCCATTGTAAAGACTCAGGTTCATACCAGAATCCCCACGTACCCAACCAATCACCATTACGTTGCTTAACAACTCTCATCCAAGCATCAGGCTCATCAAATGGTACTGGATCATTGTTCTGTCTATCTCGTTGTTTCTGCTCATTCAAGTGAATGATTATAATATTGAACGCTAGATTAGATATGGCAGAGCTTCCAGCAATATCAAACTTATCAGGAAAGAAGTTCTTAACCCCAGCTGGTGCTTTGCGACAATGAGTAACAAGGTGTATGTGTACGTTGTGTTGTTTAGCTTTAGTAGTTAACGCACCGATAAACTTTTTCTGGCTCTCATTATCATCTTGGTTAACACCACACATCATCAATGAATCAATCATGATATGCTTAACACCTTTCTGTTCAGCTGACCAATCGATCATTGCGTATATATCAGATGTTTCAACAGTATCAGTAGCATCATAAATCCACAGTCTTAAATCTGTTTCTTCTTTGAATCTCTTATAGAAGTCAGAGTCAGGCTTAGAGTGTCCGTATGCTTGTCTACACATACGAGCAACTGTTATCTCGCCTTTCATTTCCATAGAAGCAATCAATACAGTCGTGGTCTTAGTTAGCCATAAAGCTACTTGACCCATCACCATAGACTTACCGTTACCATTCACACCAGACCAGATAGTTACCTCACCCTCTCTGAATCTAAACTTATCGTGTGTACGCTCCCAAGGCATCTTATCACCTGTATGGCTAATGCCATGATCTAGTAATACTTGCGCTCTATCTAAGAAGTCTGAAGCTGGTTTGATTAACTGTCTTTGCTTCTGTGCTTGGTAGTTTCTAAATTCCTCAATATTAATGTTGTTCATGTGAAAGCCTCGCATGACTCTGAACACCCAGAGTCTTCTTCATTATTAAAAGTAAATGTTTCTTGTTTATAGTTTGTTTCATTAAACACAGCTATCATCTTTTCAGCTGTCATATAATCTCTAAACAATGTTCTAGGTTCTGAAACAATCTCGCCTTTGATTTTGTTACTACCTACCTTTCCGTACTTCTGCTCAAGCATCATAGGGAAGTCAAAGATTGATACATCATCATCAAGTATCTTGAATAACTTCTTAGCTGACTTCTTGTAACACCACTTACAGTTTCCTTGGTAGTCTTGAAGATTTAAATCAAACTCTTGATCTTCCCAAAAGTCCATAACATCTAACTTGTCAGATGGAAACAAATCAACCAGAGGATACATTTTATTTTGTATAGTTTGGTTTCGTTTGATACGCTTAGGCTCATCTATTCTAATTCCAAGTGCTGTGTGATATTCACCCTTTAACCAGCCTATTGATTTGATGTATGAATGTATTGGGTTTTCTTTTAATTCCCTTGTACAATGTGGATAGCCGTTGTTTGGAAGTCCATACTTAGCAACTACATCTTCAAACGGTTCACCCTTACGACTAGCAGAACCATAATCAACAACCTTGTGAGTACAAGCAACACGCCCATCATTAACTACTGCTTCAATCCATACAGTATTAAATCCAAAATTAGTATCACATTTATTAACAAAATCTAGCGTTTCATTATTCTCTTGACCAGTATTAGCAAACACAATAAGCATCTCGTATTCATCTTGATATTCATCTAACAAGCGCTTGGTCATATACGCAGATGTTCTACCACCACTCATACAAACTAATAGTTTATGTTTCATATCTAACTCCAGCATAGTAGCCTTTCTTTTCTTCAACTACTCCACTAGGTAATTCATCAAACCAGCGTTCACCATTAAGATAAGTAGTAGCGTGTGGTATGAATCGACTCTCTGTATCAGTAAAGCGAATAGAACAGTCTTTAGTTGCTAACGCAGCATTAGTCTTGTTCAGTTTATTAAACGCAAGTGTTGCTCTCTTACGATCAGTCTTCTTTGGATAGTTATTCCAAAACGCATCGAACGCTTTATTCTTTTCTTTATCACTATCACTATCACTATCACTATCACTATCGGCTTTTCTGGGTTTCTCTGGGTTCTTTGGGTTACCAGATAACCCACTGGGTTTCTTGGGTTTACTAGGTCTACCACCCTTACTACCATTGACTTTGTTACGCTCAACAATGTTTTTATATTTGATTTCATCACGCAAGAATTGATTTTTAAAAGGCTCAAAAGCGAGTTTCATATCAAGACTCAAGCTTAATTCGTTACCTAGTTGGTAGTCTTTTATTGCTAAAAATAGCTGACCAATTTGCTCGGTTGATAATAGTTCAAGAACAGATAAGCTGTCGTTGTAAATGATAAAAGATTTCTTCATGTGTTCCTTATAATTGAACGAGCGTGAATACCCTCGCATTTGATCGATATGTTACTCATGATACAATCATTCATTAAATGTAGAATGTCCTTACCACGGGCAATATGCTCATCACCAAGTAGGTCTTGAGCGTTAAACCTACCAAAGATTTGTAGATTATTCATAGCACGATAAATAATGCCATGGTTTTCAAGCACAAAGTCATTAGGTGTTAAGTCTTTCAAGAGTGCTTCAGTCATGTTTCCATTAACCAGCATTGACCCTAGTACATCTTGCTCATCTTGTATTTGTATATTTCTCATTGGTTTATCCTTTAGTTGAATTGGGCGGCTCTTCGCAGTAGTTATAGTCTGCTTTGTCAGTCGGACTTCACCATTGCCCGTATAAAACTTACTTAGAACGGAATAGGGTCATCGTTAAACTCAGTAGCTGTTTCTGTTACTGTGTTCGCTATCGGTTCTTTAGGTTGAACTGAGAATGATAGTGCTGGTGCTTTAGGGTTTGCATCAGCTTTACGTTTCCAGCCTGATACCCAAAACTCCTTACCCTCTACATTGATAGAACCCGTGAAGTCTGGGTGATTCTCAGTTGTTTTCTTTTCGTTCTTCCAAATACTACCACGATTGGTATTGTCGAAATCTGCCATGTTGTTACTCCTTTTATTATTATTGTTTTGATATAACTCTATCGGCATAGCCAAAGAGCATATCTTCTTTTATTAGATAAGCATCTTTTGAACTCGTATCGCCACGAGATGTAAAAGTCTTCATATCTAAATTGTTTTGGACAATACAGTCCTTTATTCTTTCTGGCTTGATGAACGCATATTTATAGTGCGTAACAAAAACCCAGTAGTGGGCAAGTGTTGTAGATAGAGCAGACAGTTTCCCGTTCATTCTAACCTCAACAACTATGTTGCCCGTGTCTTTACTTTTATAATCTTGCTTAACTTCTATGCCATGACTAGACTCGGGTACGAATATATCGTATGCCTTGCAATATCCCTCTATACGAAACGCTTGGGGATACTTGCGTTTGATCAAAGCTAACACATCATCTTCAATCATCTGTCCAGTCTTTAGGTCTTGTTCAAATGTATTCATAATAGTTTGGAGTCCGTGTCGTGGACAAGCCGTACTTTTCGTTTAACTTAACGAGGACAAAAGGGAAAGGTCATGAATAACCTGAATTAAACCCCCGACCAGTCGTGGGCAGTAAACCCCTCTAGTTCTTTACATTCCGTCTTTAGACTCAGACTCGAATAGTTGTGTGTAGTAATCACATATCTGTATGAAGCCATTCTTCTTGGCGTAGTCATACAAATCACTTGCAGTATCATAGTCATTCTCTTTCTTAGCTTTGTCTAATGCTTCCTTGCCAGAGTTGATACGTTCGTTGTGTTCTTGTGTAGCTGTCAATGGCTTATTCTTACCAGCCGCAACATTGCCATCATCATCAACAGCTTCTAAGCCGAACATTGATATTAGAGCGTAACGCCTAGCGTAAGTAATAGCACCACCAAACTTTTGCATATCAGCACTAGGTATAACCAAGTGAGTATGACTTATAATCTTTTCTTCTGGTGTGCTGGTATTAACTAACTCCGTTGTCAGTACATCTACACCATCAATCCTATTAGGATATTGAATATAGATTAGATTACACTCAACCAAAGCTGGTGCTAGTGTATCCATCACCGAGTTAAGGTCAGCATACTTACTCTTAAAGAAAGGGTTACTAGCTGTCTTCTTGACACCTCCAACCATTGACCGAACCATTGATAATCGTTCGTATATATT